AACTGCTGCTCATTACTCAAAATCACAAGAAGAGTATGAAGCTATGCTTGATAAGTCAAGAGAGACACCGCTGGGTGTACCGATAAATTGGGAAGAATAAGAATGTGAGGTTTTTTATGATTTGGAATTTACTTAGTTTTACTTTTGGGCTTTTGCTATTTTTGCTTTTAGCATTCGCTATTTGTGTTTCAATCGGTCTATTGATTGTTTTTATCATTGGCGTTTTCAAAGGTCTGAAAAACGGACTTGAAAACAATAACTGAAGTCGTATTTTATACGGCTTTTTTATTTTGGAAGATTACTCAAGTGGTTAAGAGAACAGGTTGCTAACCTTGTAGGCGTGTGAAAGCGTGCGGGGGTTCGAGTCCCTCATCTTCCGTTGACTTGGCTAGTCATTAAATAAGCTGAATAAACATCACTAGCGTGGCTTGTTTGGGTCAGGAATAGAATTACATTCAGATGAGACTAGAAAGCGTGAGACGTCCGTTTTCGTGGCTCTATGAATGTATAGGAAATTCTGGGCTATTCGAGACTAGCATGGGAGGAATAAGAAAATGGAAAAACAACAACTTTTAGCATTAAACGCTCACAACTTGCAATTTTTTGCAGAAGGCGGTGAAGCAGGAGCACCAGAAGGTGGAGGAAACGACAGCGGTGGTATTGATCCAACTGAAGGAAATGGCGCAGAAGGCACGAACCCAACTTTTGAAGCTCCTAAAACACAATCAGAACTTGACAGTATTATCAATAAATCAAATCAAAAAACTTTAGAGAATTATAAAAAGGGTGAAGCACAACGTATTCAAGATGCAATCGCTGAGGCTTTGAAGAAAGAAAAAGATTACTCACAACTTTCTGAAGAAGAACGTGCGAAACGTGAATTTGAAGATAGCAAGAAAGCTTTTGAAGCAGAAAAATCTCAATTTGAACACGAAAAATTGGTCGTTCAAGTTCAAAAAGACCTTGTTTCTAAAGGTTTGCCTTCTGAATTTGCGGAGCTATTTGCTCTTGACAACGCAGAAAATTCTTTGAAAAAAGTAGGTGAGTTTGAAGCAGTCTTTAATCAAGCTGTTGCTGAAGCTGTTAAGATTTCCTTGCGCCAAAAAGCACCAGGAATTGGAGTGGGTGGCGTAAACCAATCAAATTATGGTGCTAGCTTAGCTCAAAACGCTAATGCTAGCGGTCAAAAACTATTTTAGGGAGGACATAATATGTCAAAAACATTTTTTGGAAATGCTGAAATTTTGCATAACACACCTTATGAAGCCATTTCAGTTTTGGTTAATAAAACGACAACAGGGACAGTCGTTGAAAACGGTCGTAAAGTATTGAAAGCTGGAGCTATCTTGTCTGGTGACGGTGCTTCTATTTTTGAAGACCGCACAAAAAAAGTCAAAGTCGAAACTAATCCAGCAGAAGCAACATACATCGACGGAATCTTGCTATATGACGTTGACGTAACAGATAAAGACGCAGTTGCTTCACTTGTTTATCGCGGTACTTTGCGAGAAGACAAAATCGGAGCAGGAACAGTTGACGCAAACGTCAAAGCTAAACTACCTCGTATTCAATTTGTGAAAGGAGCTTAATAATATGCCATTAATTTATGATACAGTAACAGCCTCAAACCTTGCAGGATATTGGAATGCACGTCAACAAGAAGTCAATGCAACTATTGGTGAGAAATTCTTTCCAGCTCGCAAACAGCTTGGACTTAAGCTTGCACTTGTGAAAGGTTCTGCAGGTCTCCCAGTTGTTTTGAAACCATCTGCTTTTGACACTAAAGCAACACTTCGTGAACGCATGAATGTCACTCTTGATGAACAAGAAATGCCGTTCTTCAAAGAATCTTTACTTGTCAAAGAACAAGACCGTCAACAATTGAACGTTATTGCTCAAACTGGTAACCAAGCGCTTGTTGACACAATCGTATCTGGAATTTTTGACGACAACGCAGCGTTGTTGGCAGGTGCACACGCTCGTCTTGAAGCAATGCGCATGCAAGTTCTTGCAACTGGTAAAATCGCAGTTATTTCAAACGGTGTGCCACAAGATTTTGATTACCATGTAGCAGACGACCACAAAGGAACTGTTAAAACAGCATGGACTGATTTGGCTACATCAACACCACTTGCAGATATCGAAGCTGCAGTCAGTGCTTTAGAAGACCTCGGTTCTACACCAGAAGTCATCATTTTGAACCCAAAAACTTTGAGCCAAATCAAAAACGCAAAAAGCACACTAGCTTTGATTAAACCAACTGCACCAGATGCATCAGCTGTTAAGAAATCAGAACTTTATGATTATCTTGAAAGCGAACTTGGTTTGAAAGTGGTTGTTAAAAACCAAACTTACAAAGATTCTGACGGTGTGGTTAAAAAATATTATCCAGACGGACACATTACACTTGCACCTAACGCAGAACTTGGTGAAACAGTTTTTGGTACTACACCAGAAGAAAGTGACCTTCTCGGCGGTAGCGTTACAAATGCGAAAGTAGAAGTTGTTGATACTGGTATTACAGTGACAACTACTACTAAAACAGACCCAGTTAATGTCGAAACTAAAGTCTCAATGATTGCTCTTCCGTCATTTAAGAACATTGACGATGTGTACATGCTCACTACAGTTCCAGAAGTTTAATAGCGAGGTGGTTTTATGGCGAAAGTAATCGCAGGTTTTCGTGACAAAGTAACTCATAAAATCCACACAATCGGTTCTGAATACACTGGCGAACGAGTGGAAGAGTTGACAAAAGCGGGATTTTTGAAAAAAGAGCCCAAAACGAAAGCTAAAAAGAAAGCTGAATAGAGGTGTTGAGTATGGCTGATTTTGAAGACACAGTTTTGATAAACGTTAAAGAGGACTTAGCTATAAGTGATGATTTACAAGATAAAGTGTTGAAACGATTAATTTCAAAAGTCTGTGACCATTTCAAATTGGCTTACAGCACAGAGATTATCGAAGATAAATTTAGCTTTATCATTGAAGATTGTACAATCAAGCGTTTCAATCGTCGAGGTGCAGAGGGTGCTACTTCTGAAACAGTCGAAGGACACTCAGTTTCTTATGAAGATGTCAAATATGAGTTTTTGCCTTACGATGACCTTTTACAGAAGGAATTCTCAACAGGAAAGGCAAAGGCTGGAAAGGTGTTTGTTTTATGAGAGAAAGTGGACGAGCAACGCTTGTTTTAGAAGCTGGAAAACCAGTCTACAATCCAGAAACAGGACGAATGGAAGGGAAGGAGCCACAAGAAATTGTGGTTCCTTGTTTTTTATCCGATATGGGAACAGAGCTCAAGAATCAACTGTTAAATAACAAAGTCAATATAGACGCTAAGATTATGCGAGCGAATGTACCAATCACTCAACCAATCGCCTGCGTCAAACTAGAAAGTAAGACATACTACGTCATTAATCGTAAGAGCTTCTTTTATCGCAGGTCAGCTATCTATTTGAGCGAGGTGAAACATGACTAGTGTTTCTTTTAAAGGTGACAAGGAATTGTTAAGTGCTCTTGAAAAAATGGCACGTACAGATGTTTATAAAGAAGTTGTCAAGAAAAGCGGCGCTGACCTTCAAAAGAAAGCGAAAGAAAAAGCTGTATTTACAAAAGGTTATTCAACTGGGGCTACTAAACGAAGTATTGATTTACAAATTGAAAACGGTGGTTTGAGTGCTCGTGTTACAGCCAAAACAGATTATTCAGGCTATCTGGAAGTTGGAACTCGAAAAATGGAAGCACAGCCGTTCATGCAACCAGCGTTTAACGAAGTACAGCCTAAATTTATCGATGATTTAAGGAGAGCAGGAATTGTTAAATAAGCAACCAGATCAACAAATTCATGATGAATTGATAAAGCGTTCTTTTAAGTTGGGTTTGCCAGCTTTTCCATTCTTACCAGACGATAACGAGCCTTACCCTTTTATGGTTGTGGCTTATACGCAGATTATTCCAACGCCAACCAAAAGCAGGCTGATTGGTGAAGTATCTGCACAAGTGGACGTCTGGGGTTCTAAAGACGACAGAAAACTTGTCTCTGACTGGATTGGAAAGCTTATGGAAGCTTTTAGTGAAATTCGTGAAATAGACGATAGGCAATGGTTCATGGATTTAACAAGCTCAACACAGATTATAAAAGATAATTCAACGTCAGAACTGCTCTATCACGGCATTCTGGATTTAAAATTTAAATTTCATTAGGAGGAAACTATGGCTAATCATGGTAAAGACAAAATTTTGATGTTCCGTAAATTAGGGGACAAAACAGCAGCTGCTAAATTAGCGTTGCAAACAGAACATAAATGGAAATACGAACGCAAGAACGATTCAACTGCGACAAAAGATGGTTCAGTTGTTTCAGATAAAGGACTTGAAGTTACGCTTTCAATCGAAGCAGTTTCAACTCGAGACGAATTGAATACTATGCTAAAGAATTCTGTCGTGCAAGGTTACAAGCTTGAAGTTTGGGAAATCGACCTTGCTGGTGAAAAACAAGGTGAGAAATATCCAGCACTTTATGCGCAAGGTTCGCTTGGAAGCTGGGAAGTGCCAGATAGTGTTGAAGATTTAGAAACACTTTCAACTGAAATGACTATCGAAGGGAAACCAGTAGCTGGTTATGCAACACTAACAGCAGACCAAGTTAAAGAAATCAGTTATGCATTCGCTGATACTTCGGCTATCACAGAATAATTTTACAGAGAGGTTGTAAGACCTCTCTTATTTTTTTAAGGAGAAACAAATGAAAGAAATTGAAATTAACGGAAAAAAATATGATTTGCATTTTGGTATTGACTTTATTCGTGAAATGGACAAACGTTACCGCCTTGTCAATGAAAACGGGGTCTCATTTGGTCTAGGACTAACAAATGCAGTTGTTTACATTCAAGATAAAAATCCAGTCATTTTAGCAGACATTATCTTGTCAGCGACTCACACTTTGAAATCAATTCCAAGCGTTGCAGATATTGAAAAATGGCTTGAAGAACAAGAAGATTTAGAAAAAGTGTTTGATGATTTTTTATCAGCATTGAAGAATGCTCCTCTGACGAAATCAAAAGTCAAAGAGATGTTGGAAGAAGTGGGAGCTTAAAGAGTAAAACTACTTTAGCAAATTCATCTAAAGAAGTATATGAAGACATGTTAGCTTCTGCGCTTGGCTTATACGGCGTTAGCTCGATACTTGAAGCTAAGCGCATGACTCTCGAAGAATTCAACGTCAGAAAACGAGGCTACCTCATGAAACGTTTGGAACGTGAGCGTGAAATTCATTTACAAGCGTATTTAAACCGTCTCATAAAAGCAACAGATAAGAGTGGTAAGAAATACCTTTATAAGGATTTCAACGAGTTCTATAACGAAGCTAAAGCTAGAAATGCCGTTCTCGGAAACGGGCATGGTGAGCCAGTTAATAGTGATTTAATCGCAATTGCTAAACGTAGACAGAAATTATTGAGAGAGGAGGAAAACAATGTCGAGTAATACATATACAGTTGAAGCAGTCTTAAAAGCAGACGCTTCTGGCTTTACTGGTTCTATAAACAACGCTAGAAGTGCGTTCGAAAATTTCACAAAAGGTACTGAATCAAAACTTTCTAAAGTTGGTGATAGCTTAGGAAAAATAGGAAGTACTTTAAATAAACGTGTCACAGTTCCTGTCGCAACAGGACTCGGAGCTTCTGTTAAAATTTTTCAAAGTTTTGACGATGCTATGCGTAAGGTTGCTGCAACATCTGGGATTGCTGCAGACTCATCTAGTAAATCTTACGTGGCAATGCGTAAGCAAGCAGAGCAGTTAGGTGCTAGTACACGTTATAGCGCCTCTGAAGTTGCTGAAGGTATGAATTACATGGCAATGGCTGGTTGGAGCGCTGAACAAACCATGGCGGGTATTCCAGCTGTACTAGACTTAGCAGCTGCTTCTGGTGAAAATCTTGGTACAACTTCCGACATCGTAACTGATGCAATGACTGCGTTTGGGATGCAAGCTGAACAGGCGGGCGAATTCGCTGATATTTTAGCGGCAGCAAGTTCAAACGCCAACACTAATGTTTCTATGATGGGTGACACATTCAAGTATGTAGCCCCAGTTGCAGGTTCGTTAGGTTTTAATGCAAAAGACACAGCGATTGCTATTGGATTAATGGCGAACAGTGGTATTAAAGGTTCTCAAGCTGGTACTGCCTTACGTGCTGGTTTGGTCAACTTAGTTCACCCTTCAGAAGCTGCACAAAAAGCTATGGATTCATTGGGCATTTCTGTAACAGATAGCGAAGGGAACATGAAGAGTTTTCGAACTATCATGGGCGATTTACGTGAAAAAATGGGCGGTCTTTCAGAGACCCAAAAAGCGTCTGCAGCTGCAACCATCTTCGGTAAGGAAGCGATGTCTGGTTGGCTTGCTATTATTAACTCTTCAGACGGAGACTTTAATAAACTTGCAAATGCTATTGACAACTCGCAGGGTGCTACTAAACGAATGGTTGACACCATGGAAGGTGGTATTGGTGGTTCTTTCAGGAATCTGCGATCAGCAATTGAAGGTTTAGGAATTGCGATTGGTGATAGACTTGCTCCATACGTTAAAAAAGGAGCAGAATACATAACACAATTAACAAACAAGCTCACAAATCTCTCACCAGAAATGCAAGATAAAATCATTAAATTCGCTTTGATTGCTGCAGCAATAGGTCCAGTGCTAATTGCACTTAAACAAGTGGTCATGACTATCAAGAATATAATTACTGTTTTTAGGGTTGTTGGAATGGTTTTAACCAATCCTTGGGGGCTTTTGGTTGTGGCAATTGTAGGAGCGGTAGCGGCTTTTGCATATTTCTATACGCATTCAGAGAAATTTCGTGCGTCGTGTGACAAAATATGGCAAAAGGTTCAACAGGTGTTTAGTGCGATTGCTCCATATATTTCTGCCGCTATGCAAGCTGTTGGCGTGGCTATAAACGTTGTTGTTAACGTTATTAAGGCGCTTATTCCAATCATTGCTAACGTTCTCGGAACGCTTATTCCAATTCTTGGAGCTGTATTTAGCGGTGTCGGCACAACATTAGTCGGTGTGTGGAATGGTTTCATAACAGCTATTGTTCCAATTGTTCAAACACTCATCTCGACACTTATTAGTTTGTGGCAAGGACTTTCAACGTCATTTTCTCAAATTTGGGACGGTATCAAACAGGTTTTTCAAGGTGCTTGGGAAATTATCAAAACGATAGTAACAGCGCCTGTGTTGATTATCTGTGATTTGATTACAGGAAACTTTGGAAAACTCGGAACAGATTTACAAAATATCTGGACGAACCTCACAAGCGGTATAAGTTCAGTATTTGGTGGGCTTGTAAATATTTTATCTGGCATTTGGAGCTCTATAACGACAGTTGCGACTGCGTCATGGACGATGTTAAAAACATATATAACATCGCTTGTTAGTGGTTTAGTAATTGCTGTAACAGGTCTTTGGAATGGAATAGAGACAACAGTTTCAGGAATAAATAGTGCACTTCATGGTAAGCTAAGCGCTATTTGGAACGGTATTGTATCTTGGTTTTCTGGCCTCTGGTCTGGAATGGTTGAAACTTTTTCAAGTATTTGGACTGGTATTACAGAAGCACCGTCAAACGCAGCTGAATCTATAAAGAATGTATGGAATGGCATCAAAGAGTGGTTTAGCAATCTATGGAATGGCATAAAAGAAACATTCTCGAATGCGTGGCAAACTATCCAATCTGCTGTATTGCCAATTATTCAACCGTTTATTGATATTATGCTTAGTTATTGGAACAATTTAAGCACTGCCTTTTCTCAAATTTGGGATGGTGTGAAACAAGTCTTTCAGGCTGCATGGGAAATCATTAAATCAATTGTCTTGGGTCCTGTTTTGATTATTTGTGATCTAATTACAGGTAATTTTAGTCAAATAGGCGCTGATTTGCAGTTGATTTGGAATAGCATTACAACGGCTGCAAGCACAGCTTGGAATGGCCTTCTCGGAATCCTTTTAGGAATTTGGAATGCTATCCTTGCTGCAGGCCAAGTAACATGGCAAATGCTGTCAACGGCTGTAGTAAACATCGTTAATGGTCTTGTTTCTGGCGTTGTTGGCTTGTGGAACAGTCTATATAGTACCGTTGTGTCAATCGCAAATGCGATTGCAAGCGGAGCAAGTGCAGCATGGTCTGGTTTATGTAACGGGGTTTCTAGCCTTGTAAATGGGCTTGTAGGAACTGTAGTCGGCTTATGGAATGGCTTGCGAAGCTCTGTTGTTAGCATTGCGCAAGGGATTGTTTCTGGAGCTGTATCAGCTTTTAACGGTTTAGTATCTGGTGTTAGTTCGATTGTCAGCTCTGTTAAAGGAGTCCTAAACGGTCTAGCTAATATCAATCTAGCAAGCGCAGGTCAAGCGATTATGAACGGCTTCTTAGGTGGTTTGAAATCGGCGTGGGGAGCTGTTCAAAACTTTGTCGGTGGTATTGCAGACTGGATTCGTGCTCATAAAGGACCAATCAGTTATGACCGAGTGTTATTGAGACCAGCAGGTCAAGCAATTATGCGAGGACTTGACGAGGGGTTAAATTCAATGTTCGGTCAAGTGCAATCAACGGTGCGAGATGTGACTGAGATTTTCGAGGATTTCAGCCCAGTTAATACAATTTCACTAGGGCTTGAAACAAATACGAAAACAGTAACAGATAACCTCAAATCATTTAGAGAAGAAGTAGAAAACAATGTTGCTGATTTTAACGCACAAATTGCTGATATGATGTCGAACAATTATAGTTATCAATTTGAAAGCGGTAAATATTCAAACAATATTGAAGTGACATACCGCAATCAAGAAAACGAAAAGCTAGAAGTCATCAAGGAAGCAATAGCAACTGTCCGTGATGCCGTCTCAAGAGACACGATTCTTAATATCAACGGACGAGAGTTTGCTCGTGCAACGGGTGATGACACTAGCGCTTATCAAAACAATAAGCAGCATATCGAAAATTTAGTTTGGGGGATAAAAGATGTCTAATTTTACATTCAAAGGCGTTGATTTATCGCCTTTTTTAGATATTTTAGAAATTAATCGCACAATCGGAAACGAGCGGAAGTTAACGACAGAAGATTTAATTGAGACAGGAGTTGAACTTCAAAGCGTATCGTACGGAGCTAAGACTATTAAAATCAAAGTTGCTTTAGCTTCTCGTGCGATACCAGCTACAACTTTCGTTGACACAATCGAATACCCTACGACTAGCAGTAATAACTTGAATACTTTGAGAGAACATATCGCAATACTGCTCCGAGCTAAAGAGCCTTATAGATTGGAATTACCAGACGAACCCAATCGTTTTTACATGGCTTTGCCAAATGGCGACATTGAGCTTGACGGGATTTCTGATTGGTACGATCAAACAACAATTGAGTTTTTTGTGCCAGACGGTTTGGCGCATACGAACAGCACTCGAGAGTTTGAATTTACTAAGAATTCAGATGGAGTGTGGGAAACCGAGATTGTAAATGACGGTGGGGAAGATGCGACTGTCAACTATGAAATCAAACTCAAAAAAGAATCTGGGTTCGTCGGTATTGTGAGCGAATACGGCGCGATGCAATACGGGAAGATTGATGAACTTGACGGTTACATTGACCAGAAAAATGTCATTTTGCACGAAAACAAAAACGGCGATTTTGACGAATGGGTCGATGGCACAGTTAACTACGAAAACTCTCAAAAAATTATTAATACTAAAATGGGTGCTGATAAAGCTTACGGTGGTCGTTTGGGAATTTTGCCAGCATTCTCTACAAGTGGAACGTCTGGAGCATATCAGTATGGAGCGATTAAGGAATTAGAGCTATCAGAAACAGCTCAAAATTGGTACATTTGGGCACGAGCTTGGTTTGAAACTGGCTTAGACGGTCAAACTGGAGCTTGGTGTCTATCTGTAATCGATGAAAACAACCATTTTATAGCAGGTATGGCAATTGAGAAAAACGACACAATTGGAAATACTGCTCAAATCCGATTCTTGGTTGGTGACGGTGCAGGTGGTAGTCGAGTAGTTGATCCAACATTTAGCTTTACACCGTCATGCTGGTTTCCGCCAAACCCGTACAGTTCAGAGGGGCGTCAGGAAAACAAAGATGCGAATATGTTCGACATTTTAAAAGATAGCGAAACAATCGGCTTTTACTGGTACGGTTCGCGCTTTAACGTAAAAGAACCAAGATTGAAAAATACCAAAGCTAAGAAAGTTCAATTCTTCGTTGGGCAATATGCTGGGAGAAATACGACGGACAGAATAGTGACACTTCACTCACTGAATTATTTCAGATTTGAAAAGCTTCATGTGGACTATTGGAAAGATATTCCAAATCGCTATCGAGCTGGGTCAACAATAAAAATCGATGGTGCTAACGGGCAATTCTTTGTTAACAACCAACGAAAACAAGAAGATGAAATCCTTGGAACTGCTTATTTCAAAGTTCCACCAGGGAAGACGAAAGTTCGATTATTAGTATCCAGCTTCTCGGAAGTCGAAAGTGCAAAAGCAACAATTGAGGAGGCTTATATTTAATGAATAATGTACGTATTGCCATTCGGGATTCAACAGATAGCCACAGCGTTGGCTTCTTCGATAACGTGGCAGGTATTAAATACAAGAAAGCGGAAATACAGCGATTTCTGGCAGGTTCGGCAAGTATTTTAACTCTTAAGTACAATTCAAAAGACATTGACAGTATTCGTTCTGGCTGTAAATTGGCTTTTCGCTATAAAGCTCGCGACTACTGGCTTAACATCATGAAGTTTGAAAAGCAAGGCTTTGAAGTTGAAATCACAGCTTGCTCATTACACTTAGAGCTGAACCGAGAAGAACGAGGAGCACACAAGCCAGATAAGGCAATGTCATTTGCTGAATATTTAGCTTATTACGACCCTGAACATTCTTTGACACTCGGTACTAACCAAGTATCCGACAAGAAAATCAAGTTGGAATGGACTGGTACAGACACGATTTTGGCACGTCTGTTTTCGATTGCTAACAGCTTTGACGCAGAGCTTGAATTTGTTACAGAATTAAACGACGACTATTCTTTGAAACGTCATGTATTGAACGTCTATAAAAAAGGTAACCTTGGTTCAAACAAAACAAGCAGTCCAGTCCGTGTTGGTAAAGAACTTAAGGTTATCAATTACAGCGATAATATCGAGGAATTGAGTACTGCAGTTCGTGCGACTGGTAAAGACGGTTTAACCATTGACGGTCTTAATAAAAAGATTTACGACGACAATAAAGAGTTGCTTTATTATTCAAGTGGTATGACAGTTTATGCGCCACAATCTCGTGACCGTTTCCCGTCTGTCGGTCAAGCCTCAAATGATAACTGGATAGTTAAAGATTTGGGTGAGACTGAATACGAGACTAAAGAGGGCTTGTGGGGCTACATGTATGGAGAAATCCAAAAAATCTGCTTGCCCAAAATTGAGTATAAAGTGACTGGTGCGATTGATAGCGATGTCGGCGACACACAAACGCTTATTGACGATGTGCATTATGAACCACCGCTTTATTTAAAAGCTCGTGTGTCGGAGTTGACAGACGACATATTGCAAGGCAAGGTCATTGATTCAACGTTTATCAATTTTGAACGACAATACAGTCAGATTGCAGACAGCTTATTAAAACAGGTTGAAGCACTCGCAGAGGACGCAGCGCCTTACATTGTCCGTTTAAGTACCGATAACGGCTACAATTTTAAAAACGGTCAAGGTACAAGCACAATCACAGCTAAACTCGAGAAGTATAGCAAGATTGTTAATGCAAATTGGAAATGGCTTATCAATAACAGCATTGTCAGCGAGACTTCAAATGTTACAATCAACGCTAGTCAAGTTGTCGGTACGCTAAATGTTGTGGCAGTTGCAATCGTTGACGGTAACGAGGTGGCTCGTGAATACATCACATTCACCAATTCTGATGACGGTGTTGGCATTAAATCAATCAAACGTTATTACACGACTAACGACCAAGCAGAGGGTGTCACGGCAGGCGGTCAAAACTGGTCTACTAAACCAACAACTGTTACAGCAGACAAAAATTATATGTGGTCGTATGATGTCATTACGTACACGAACGACACAAGTCTAGTAACAGAACCGGCTGTTATTGGTGCTCGTGGAGATGACGGTTTGGATGCTGACACGACAGGCATTACAGAAGCGCTCGACAAAGCTAAGCAAGAGTTGACTGCTTTATCAGCAAATATCGAAAAGGTACGAGATGATTCGCTTGCAGCAGTCGAAGAAGCCAAACAACAACTCACCGCAGTAGCTAATGACTTAAACACTGCTAAGCAAGATTTGCAAGCACAAGCTAGTCAGTTGACTGCACAAGCTAGCGCACAGTCTGAATTAACCAAACGTGTATCAACAGTCGAAGAAACAGCCAACGGCACGAAGACGACTGTTAGCGAATTAAGCAAGACAGTAGATAGTAATACGAATGATATTACTAGCGTAACTGCTAGAACTAAAACGGTTGAAGATGATTTAACGAGCGCTAAAACGACTTTGTCGCAAGTTCAGACAACGGCTAACAGCGCTAGTCAAAAAACAGCAACGCTTGAAACTGGTTTGAATGGGCTTAACGCGAAGTTTGAAACTTTGAAAATCGGTAGCCGAAACTATTTCAAAAATTCAAAATCACGTAAATATTATGTTACTGATGTAGAAACACAAGACGTCAGAACTTATATTGATGATGAATTTTGGCAAAATGATACACGTTTTACCAAAGGCTATGTGAGAATGTCTTTTGATATTGCTTTTAATCCAGCTTTGCCATCGAACTTTACAACGAATGTACATTTTAGTGCTAGCCCTTGGTATAACTGTGGCGGTATTACTTTTAAAGGTGGCACAACTGCCTTACAACACTTTGATTTGAAGTTTGATTTGAGTGGTGCTGGTGACAGCTACAAAACGGATAATGTATTCATTCGGTTAAATAATACTCTTCCGCTTAACACAGCTGTAAGTCTTGAAAACTTTAATCTCTACTTGTCTGCGGTAGTTGAGGACTATAGCCAAAATGAAGCAGACATTGAATCTAAAGTTGCCGAATACAAGCAAACCGCAGACCAGAACTACGCTAGCTTACAGTCTAACCTACAAACATTAGACGGTACAGTTAAGCAGAACAAGTCAGAGTTCGACCAAACGGCTAGTCAAATTAAAAGTAGTATTTCAGCGGTCGAGGGTAAGATACCGACCGAAATAGGGTCATCTAACTTATTGCGAAACACTGCGGTAAATGCTGATAACTTAAAACTTTTTGGAACGTCTAACTCAACAATTAGCATTGTCAGAAAGGATGGACATCAGACATATAAAATCGTAGTGTCAGCTACCAACAATTCTGGGGCGCTTTTCAACGGTAACGCTCAATACTACAATTTAATCAAAGACAGGTATTACACATTCAGTTTTTGGGTTTTGACTAATAAAGATAAGAGTTACAATTTTAATAGTTTAGGTCACATTCAAACGATTAATAACAATAGTGATAAAGTCGGAAATGATAGTATGCATCAGCATACGTCGCCTGTTTACAGCGTTAATGTTGTAAAGGCAAATACATGGACAAAAGTCTGGTGTACATTTAAGGCTACATCAAATAGCTATTTTAAACCGTATTTTTGGTATCTAACGGCTGGTGATGAAATTTATATCTATGACATGATGTTAAATGAAGGAAAGATTCCTTTAAGCTATACGCCAGCCATTGAGGACACCGAATCAGACATCACTAAACTAAACACAACACTAACTCAAACCGCAAACGGTCTCGAACAGCTTAGCACGCAAGTAACGTCACAAGGCAACACAATTACATCACACACTAATTCGATTAACTCGTTGACTACTGGCTTATCTGCCAAAGTCTCACAGTCTGACTTCAATACGCTGTCTGGTCGTGTGACAACTGCTGAAAACAACATTACAGCTAAAGCTAACGAATTAAGCAGTAAGATAACGAGTGTCGAAGGTAATATTCCAAGCGGTGAAATGAACCTTGTCGAGTATGGCAGACCAGCTGATGGCTACAGTCCATATAAGAATGCAGAATACTCAACACACCCATTTTATTACAATAACGCTTATAAAATGTATATTATTAAAAATACAGCTACAAGTGAGAAAACGTTAGGCATGAATCGCTTTAAAGTTGAACGTAATACTGATTATACTTTGTATTTTAAAGGTTTTAACAATAGCGCTATTACTCATATGGATGTCTGGTTTTTGAAACGTGTTAGTGGAAGTACAAAGGATTTTGACTCAGCACAAATCTTAGTTAGCGGTCGCAAGTTATCAATTTCAAAAGCAGAAGATGTTTCAGTAACTTTCAATACTGGCAACTATGATGAAGGTTATATTCGTTTCGACAACAACGGTTCAACAACTGCAGGTACTCAAGCTGACTTGTATTTCGGTGATGTTTCAGTTAAGAAGGGCAAATCAAACAATGGCTGGAGTCCGTCATTGGCTGAACTAGCAAGTAGTCAAGATTTAAAGACTGCGCAGTCTGAAATCAAACAGACGACTGATTCAATCAAAGCTAGCGTATCATCGTTGGATAATTCGACGGTTAAGGCGGCAACACTTAATCTTGACAACAACGGTTTTGTTACCAAAGTCGGTAAAACGGTTAACGGTAACACGTTCGCGACAATGATTGCACAAAATGAATCAGACGTTCAAATTATCGCTAAGAAAATGAAAGTTAGCGGTGACATGATTGTCAATGGTGCGATTACAGCGGAGAAACTAAATATCAATAGCTTGTCTGCGTTGAGTGCAAAACTCGGCGATGTAACATCAGGTTCAATCACGAACGGCTTCTCATCTGGTACACGAAGCGGAAGTATCAAAATTAAGGATAATGTTGAAATCACATCAACAGACACCTCTAATTTATTACCTGAAAAGGCAAAAGAAAACTTAGTGCTGTCCACTGGAAGCTTAGCAATGAATGCTAGCACATCAAGCGATGAAGCAACACACTCGATGTTAATCATGCCAGAGACAATTAAGTATACTAAAAATAATTACGACACCACTCGAGGCGGCACGAGTGGTTGGAGCTTGACACATAACGGCTACTATTCAATGCTTCAAGTTGATATGGTTTGGCAAAATGTACGACTTAATAATACGTCAAATTTGCCTTACGGAATTAAAGCTAACTATGTTCGAATCGGTAATTTGGTGACTATTTCAGTTAACCGCCAAATTACAAACGTAGCAGTTGTAACAGAAAATAATCTAGCAAATGAAACAATTCCAACTGGCTTTAGACCGATTTCACAAGCGCATTTAACATTGACTGGTAATACTGGTTCAACGATTGACGCAACGTGTATTTGTCATTTAAACCCAGACGGTACAATTCGTTTTACTAATAATAAGACAGGCAATCGTGTGTGGACTGGCACAGTCACTTATACATGCGTTGAACCTATGCCTTACGTCAAAGATTTAAATAATGGTTCTACAATTTAAAAAAAGGAGAAACAAAAATGACAGAATTACTTGATACTACTAAAATTACACAACCTTTTGATTTGCCAACAGCAGTCAAATACATGCACGAAAACGGTGAATATATTCGTTATCGTTCAAATGGTTATGATTTTTACATGTATATTTCAAAAGAACAAAAACCAGTTGTTGTTAATGGCAGACGTCAGCTTAAAGAGTTTGAAAAAATCTATGGTGTTTCACAATATGGTGGTTCAATCACTAACATTCCACTTGCTGATTTGCTTGACGCTAAGTGCTATATTATGCAGTTTGACGAGAGCGGCAATCCTATTTGGAGCGAGCCAACAGAAACAACTGCTAGTGAAGCTTAGGAAGAGGAGCTTATGGCAGAAAAGGAATTAATGCATTGGTTAGTAACTACAGTTTTTCCTATCGCATTGTCTGTCGCTAGTTTTTACATCGTCACAAAGAACAACACAGCAAGTCTTGAACACCGTTTAACCGAGCTTGAAGCAATTAATAAATCACAAGAAAAGATGATTGATATGCACGCTTCAAGGCTTGATAAACATGACGAAGAACAAAAAACGATGCAAGGAATGATTGAGCAAATTAAAAACTTATCTGAAAACGTCGG